AAACGACTGGGTAGTTGGGGTATTGCCTATGAATGCCATTAGGTTATATTCAGTACAGAAGTAATAACGTCAATTGAAGTAGCTGCGGAGCTGACAACTTTCAGCGCATCGCTAGCACCCATTACAACCTTTTGATCACCGCCAACAATGACCAGAGAACTGCCAACTGGCACAGTTGCGCCCTTGACTAGGTAGTAGTCCACAGCTGAGCGAGTAATATACGCATCAACAGTGACTGGGCTAACGGTTGTATTTGCTGCTGACATGCCGATTACGGTGGTCTGGGTACTGGCACCTACCGTTACGACTGTTGCCGCGGATGTGCCAACATCTTTGTTGACGTATGAAGTAAATGTATTTGCCATTTATTATCCCAAGGCGATAGCCAAAGCAACTGCAGTTCCTGCTGGATCAAAGTCTGAGGTTGACGCAGTAGCTGCACTACCTAATCCCAAATTTGTCCTGGCAGTAGAAGAGCTAGTGAGATCAGAAAGATTATTGCTGACCTCTGCTTTAGCGCTGTTCAAATTTGTGAAGTTCGTATCCACTTCTGTATTAGTTAGTGGTGAACCCTTACCAGCACGAGTTACAATAGTTGTCATTAGCTAACCGTAATTGCCCAAGTGATTGACATAGCGTCGTCAGCACCTTTGTTAACTACCGAGAATGTAGTGCGGCAAAGCATGGTGCCACTAGATGAGGCATTAAATATACCAGCCTCAACAACTGCACCAGTACCAGTACCAGCTGGGAATGTAGCAATGTAGGTTGCAATAGCACCAGAAGCTGTGCTAGATGTTAACGCTACACGACCTAATTCACCGCCTAAAGCTGTATCGCCATTTGCTGGTGCTGTGCTGCTAGAACCAACAGCCATATGACTCATGACGTTAGCGGCAGTTCCAACCATACGGCTAGCAATGAATTGCTTACCTACGGTTACCACCAAGTTTGGGATAAACCGTTGTTCTTTTACTTGACCGTTCTTATCGAACAGCTTGACGATTAAATCGCCTTTAACTTTTAATTGATCTTGGATCATTGAATAACTCCTAAGTGAATGAGCGGGACGAACCCACGTAGTCCTCTGCGAAATAGGTGATGTCGCAGTAGCCTTGTGAAAGCAGAGAACCAGCGTCTTCGGGTGTTGCCGTGTCGCTCACCGCTTTACTGGGTTCTAAAAATACAGTATCGGTACTGCTAATACTGTCAGCCGTAACTGTCTTGGCAAATTCTTTTGCCAGCGAGTCGGAAGTTGAAACACTGTCAGATTTAAGAAGCTCATTAATAAGAGCTGCTGTATCGTTCAGCAAAAAGCTATCTGCTAATGGCCTTGTTAATTCAAAAGCCAGAGCGTCAACTGGGGTTGCTGTATCAGCAAGAGCCTTGGAAATATCAAAGGTTGTTGCATCAGACATAAACGCCATGTTGGTAACGTACTTCTGCAGATCGAAGTCGATGTCTGCGTCGTCGTTCATAGCTACACCATCTGATATTCCTTTGGAAAAATCCAAAGTATCACTATCAGATAAACTAACTTGATCGGCTAGTTGTTTAAGGTAGTCTATTGCTACAGAATCAGGAACGTTAATTGAATCAGCAAAGTTGCGGATAAATATAAGAACCGTTACTACTACTTCACTTAACGAAATAGAATCTGCTATTCCCTTGTTTGTGCTCTTGACAAATGCGTCAGAAACAACAAGCAAATCAGCAAACTGTTTGACAACCGATATTATTTTGCTATCGATTACAGCAACTGTATCAGTCTTATACTGATAAAGACCGCTTGAATCAGACTCTGCAGCAACCTGTATCAATATGTATTCAATCGCAGCTACAGGCAGTTGATATGTCACACCCAATTGTGGGACAACGACCGCAACACTGGCTCTGGGTTTAATCGATGATACTGCTACAGAAGCGGTCGCACTATTGACCGTTGTTGCCATTTAGAAATCCTGCCGTAGCTTAAACTTGAGTGGATCGTATACGGTTTGAATCTGCCCGTCTGAGAATGTTATTTCAATCTCACCCTCGTAATCTCCTGGATCTCCATCCAAAGAGGTTGGTACAGAGGCCCAGTAAAACGCAACCTGACCTAAAGCACCATTTGTAATGGAGCCTGGTATGGTGGCTTTCAAAGTCTCACTGCCTACTTCACGGAACTTTAGAACTACAGTTGCGCCTACGATTGAGATCGGGGCATTGGTAGTTTCGTCAGTGAGTGTGCAGATCAACGCTGGGCGTGTATCGCCTTGAACTAATTTGATCTTTTCAGTCATCAGATCCGCCTTATATGGACTTGTTTACTTGCCCGCACATAACCGTCCTGTGCACGTTGACGTGCTACATTCAATCCAGCCGTATACAGAGCATTGCGCGCTGCAGCTAGTTGAGCGTTTGAGTAGGGTTTATTGGGAGATAGGGCCAAGCGTGTAATAGCACCGTGTCCAATGGTCTCGGCATACTCTTCGTAAATTAGATCGTCGATTGTAGTTGCTGACCGAGTTGGCTTTAGAGCCACACGCAAGGTTATGGAAGACACATCTTTCACATTGGGTATTGGATACACCGAAAATGTGCGAGCGTCTTTTTGATAGTAGAAGCGTGGATCAGATTTTTCCACCAATGCACCAGAGCTGGTGTTAAAGGCAGAAGGCGTGTAAATCTCATCGAGCGAGCGAGGAGTTAGGTTTACACCTTTGAACCACATCTTCATGATCTTGACCACTAGCCTGTCTTTCGGAGGCTCAAGGTCATATTCAGAAATGTTAATGAGAGTAGTGATTGGATCTAGATCCGTTTGTAGGATCAAGCTCTTTTCACAAAAATCAATAATTGTACTCTTGATCTCAAGCAGTGCCATCTCTTGTGTGGCACCAGGAACTTGAGGAAGAACATAATCTAGGAATGCTGTGTGTGCTGTCATTTAGTCATCTCCTGCGTAAAGCGAGCAAGGAGACCAGCCGCACGACCGTCTTGAGCATATTCGTCGTCACGCAATTCAGCACGGAAACAGACGTAATGCTTAAGCAACATTTGATATTGTGCAGGGAACGGAATGTTATCGCCAGCTACATAAGTTGGAACTGCTGTTGTATAGTTGCCTAGACGAAAGTCTGGGCGTATACGGTATCCTTCCTGAATGCCGTCGTTGCAGTACTCTAGTAGCTGAGCAGTAGAATAACGAACTGCATCTGCATCCTGTAAGTCTACTCGCACGCTATCGATTACGTTTTGAAATGTTGCCATCTACCACAATACCTTTCGCGCCCAGTAGTTTGCACTAAATGGGTCATCTTTGGTGAGCTTGCCACTCTTGTCTTTAATCCCAGCCGATCGCTTTAAATAGTTTGCTCTACGCTCTGGGTCTTTGTGCTGCCTAAAGTCTTCGTAGTCTTTGTGACCAAATCGAACTAACTTTACTTCATCGCCTTTCTTGGCGAGAACAACCTTCTTGGTCTTTGCACCACTAGTATCATTCTTAGGCTTATTAAAACCTTCGAACTTTTCTCCGCGATAAACAATCTTGCCGCCCTCGCGTTTAATATTGCTTGCTTTCATTTGCCTAGCTTCCGTAGTGTCTTAGCCAACCTAGCACGTTGGCCCAACTTGCCGCCAGCCTTTGCTGCTTTATCAAGAGCCTTAGCTGGAATCTTTTTATCTTCAGGAATTCCGAGCTGTTTTTTTAACGCGCCTGGCTTCTTTATGGCTTTCTGAATCCATTTCTCTTTTACCATCATTTGCCTTTCGCAACACGCATGTTGTCAATGAGATTGGGATAGGGGCGCCCTGCTGCTTTTGCCTTTGCTTTGGCTGATGCCTTTTGTTTTGGCGTGAGAGGCTTGCTCTCCTTCTTTGGATTGGGTTTCTCCCACACTGGCTTCTTTTTCACGGGGCTTCCTCTTCAGTAAAACCTTTGCCATCTCTTTGATGTCTGGCTCTTTGTTGATGATCTTTTGAAATACTTGTTCTGGGCTGACAAGCTGCAGTGCGCTGCACATATCATGGCACCCTTGATCCCATCCACCTGCAGACTGCTCATGGCAACCCACGCAAGGCGCTTTGGGCACTAGAGCATCTAGGTTGTGAGCACCGTCGAATAGGTACTCAGGACGGAACTGAGAAACAATTGAGATTGTCCGCTTACCGTAGAGCCCACTCATGTGCGCTGGGCCACTGTCGTTGGACAACACAACGTCTGCGTGCTGTATAAGTCCGCAGAACTGCTCAACAGGTACGTTGATATATTGAGGGATTTGCAAACCGTAGAACATCTCAAACAACTTCTGGCGATGCCGATCGACACCAATAACTACCACTCGGTAGCCTGCGTCTTGCAGCAAGATCGCCAATCTTCTCCAGTGCACTCCTAACCAGGTTCTTGAATCAGAGATTGAGAATGGAGCAATAAGGATGTAGCCGCCACCCTCAGGTGACTTGAAATCGTAGATATCTTTTGGGCGCGATGCTTTAGGAGGTTTGATGCCGTAAGCTTCTCCAATATTAGAAAGAAACCAATCAACCCTTGACATGCCGTTAGTTCGGCAATCGTCTAGTTGAGTACGGTAGTTCGCATTTGCATCGAAACCTTCTTCGCCTTGAATAATTGTAACGCCAGGATGAGCGACTTTTAGCCACTCTGTTCTGGTAGTAAAGTATTCCACCTCATGCCCCGCGTCTGCTAGACCACAGGCTGCATATAGCCCTGTCACACAGTCACCTACCCCACGAGCGGATAAGTAAAAGCGGATCACATCAGATTGAATCCTTTTAATTTGTGGTACATAACTCGCATCATGAATATTCTGGAGTGGTTTAATGTACTCCTCCATGTCTGGACGCTTAGCGAGCTGGTCTGTCCAAACAAATATTTCATTAGTAGTTTTTTGTTTTAAGTATCGTCTTGCCATAAAAGAAAAGGAGGGAGATCTCTCCCCCTCCTATTTACTGCGGTTGATTAACCACGCTTAACGTAGCCAGTAACCAATGCTTCTGGTTTAACAACCTTATAGCCGTACACGTTCAAGCCACGAACGATGTTACCAAACGTGCTTTGTGCACGGAGGGTTTCAACGTTGGTGATCTGAGATGCGAAGCTAATCGCATCACGAGTACCAGCAATGAAGTAGTAACCTTTGAAGTCATCAGCGGTTGTGCCAGTTGTGCCAGCATTGTCGTTCACTTGCTTGAGGCTGTTAGAAACATACAAGGTGAAGCGATCGATCATGCCGAGCTTGCCGTTACGCAAAGGCGAAGTGTCATCGCCAGTGAGGTAGGCTTGACGTAAGTCAGACTTCTTGAGCATTGCAGCAGCCCAAGGAGAAATGACTAACCAACGGCCATCTTCAGGAACGTTTTGCTCATCCAATACCTGACCCATGTTGAGGATGAAGTCAAGGATTGAAGTGGTGGAAGAAGCGCCGTCTTTGGTTAATGCAACTGCGTTACCAGCGGTACCGAGGTTGATGTCACCAGAGATTGCACCAGCAGCAGTACCTTTGTTGGCAGCAGCTGCATCAGGATATGCGTTCTGTAGAACGTCACTGTCAATAGCGATCTTCATTTGCTCAGAAGCGTCGCCAGTGAAGATGTCCATTAAACGAACGTCAGCCTGTACTTCATCTACATCATCAACAACAACGGAGAAATACTTACCCTTGCTAATGGTGAGTTCGATTGGGGTGCTAACAGGAACTTCATTGGTGAGGTTCAAGCCTTTTTCATAATCACGAATGGTGATGGTTGGGATCGAACGAATGTGAACTGTGTCACCTTGGTTCTTGATCTCGCCTTCCCAATCGTTATTGGTGATTTCAGCTAGAACGGTTGACTTATAAAACTTGACCTGGAGTTTACCAGACCAAATTTCAGGAATAAACGCAGAACCAGCTGCGTTAGCGTTAAAAGAATACTGGGGATACGCCCCATTGACTGGAATAGCCATTTAATACACTCCATATATTATGAGTGCTGCTAGTATCAAAGATCAGCGAATGCGACCTTCAATCGTTGCAGCGTGGATTTCGGATTCCACGGCTACCATGTCAGCTGCGTTTACTTCACCTCTACGGGCTCGCTGATAGAAATCAGCAATCTCTGCTCGGGTAAAGAATCGTTTCCCTTTTGGAGGTGTCGACACTTTATTTGTGTCAGGCACAACCTGGGACTCAAGAGCTTTCTTGGATGTCGTGGTGTTGGTCTGTTGCTGGCCTTTCCATGCGTTAAAGAAACGCGATACGCGATCAGCATCTCGAGAGTTTTCAGCTTCAGAGAGGAGGTCTTGGCGTCGCTTACCAGTCAAGCTGTCATATTCATCTAGCCACTTAAGGAAATTGGAATCATCATTAATTGTTACCCAGTCTGGTACAAGCTGAGAAAGACGATCATAGAAAGATACCTCGGCTGTCTTGGCAGTATCCGCATGGAGACTTTCAAGACGTGCTTTGAGTGAATTAATCTCTGCGTCTTTCGCAGCCACCTGTTCTTGGGCAGTGCGTTTAATGACATCCAACAAGTCATCGCCATACTTCTCGCGATCCTCTGGACTGATGAGTGAAGCAGCTGGCTCTGCAGCCTTGCTTTTCAAACTCTCTATTTCTGATGTGAGTGCGTCCATCTTGGTACGCAACTCTCGATTGTCGGCGGATAGCCTGGGCACCTCAGCCCGATACTTCCCTTCCAATACCTTGTATCTGTGTTCCCACTGATCATCTTTCTTCTGCTCGTCTGGCTGCTCGGTAGGTGGAGCGGAAGCAGGATCTGCAGGTTGTGCATCAGCTTGAGGCTGAGCATCCTGCAAAGGAGGATCTTCAGTAGGAGCCGCTACAGGTTCTTCTGGGGCGGTTTGAGGTTCTTCACTTGGCTTCTCATAAAGCTGTTTGTGAAGGGCTTCGGCGCGTTCGGCCGCTTTCTGTACTTCGCGTGGAATTGCCACTGTTTTTTCTCCATGAGCCACCTGGTCTTGCGTAAGCCTTGCGGTAATTACGCGACCTTGGGTAGGTCTTCATTAATCCCAGGTAGACCCACCTGGGTTGGGGTTAGTCCTACGGACTAAAACTTGCGGATGGTTTCTCTGGCTTGGGAAGCCTTAATAAGAAACTCATCGAGAGCTTGACCAGCTCCTTGATACCAGCGGGTTTGCACCTCGTCCTTGGTATGCAGAGCGTCATGCTTAATCTGTTGTAGTGAGCGGTTCAACCAATCAACCACTTCTTTGAAATCGTTGTCGCTTTCAAGATTGGCTAAAGATTGGATGACGCGTTTTGAAGGTTGTTCAATCACGATCTGTCGGGGTTGTGTATTCAGACTCCTCAGAGTCCTCATTCATTTCACGATCTTCAAAGATAGGCTTTTCTACAATACCTTCTTTGGGTTTATTAGCGCCAGTCTTTGCGTGGTTTAGGCGCGACCACTCGGGTACGTAACCCATTTACTTCTTCTTACCGTAGTCTTGTGGAGAACGATGACCGCAATTCATCCCCTTCATAGCCATACCACCGTCAGCCATCTTCTTGGCTTTTGGCATAGACTTTTCTTTTTTCATCATCATCATGTCATCTTTTTTAGACATGCCACCGTCTGCGTATTTTTTCATCATCATGTTTAATGCTCCTAATTAAATAGCGTTGTTTTCATACAACACTTGTTTCAATTCTGCTGTGTAAGGACCAACCATCCCACCGTCTGCCATTGATACGGGTTGAACCGTGTTGGCTACCTGTCCACCCATTGGCTCGCCACTTGGCAAAGCTGGGGTAGGCATTGGGGGTTGCTGGGCTTGTGCTTCTGCTGCGAGTTGCTGAACCATCTGTTGCGCAAGGGCTTGAGCCTTCTGCTCTGTAACTGCCTGTGCAATCGACTCTTGGTTCGGTATGATCTTCTCCGTATCCATTTGCAGACCACGAGCAAGCTCACGAAGTAGGTATGCCCTACCTTCTGTGCCAACAATCTGGGAATCAATTGGATTGGACGTAGCAATGAGGAACTCATTCCTGCGCATCTGAAGTGTTTCTTTTTGGATTAGACCGATTGCGCCTTTGGCTACAACCTTGAAATCACCCTTAATGTAAGGATCTTCATCGTACATCATATTGTGCAGATATAGTCTTTGCACAATACCAGATACTATTTTATCAATGTTTGCTATCGCTTGCTTGATACCTTTTGATGCATTGTCCATAAGCATCGATAAACCACTAGCAGTACGCCCAGCGCCACTTACTGCACTAGAACCATACACATAGTTTGGTATGCCAGTAATCTCATCTGCCTGTTTAGCGAACTGC